ATCGCTTGGTGTGGTGTTTTTGCATCGAATACAATCAGCCTATTTCCAACGTATGGAACCAGCTCACCACCAACGACTGTTCCACCACCCCAATCTTTTTGCCAATCTAGACGAGGATAGTATATCATGGTGAAATCACCGTCATCCTTATGTTCATGTGGCTCTATGCCATGAGTATGTGCGTTCAAGTATATACGTTTGAATCTCTGAATATCGTAAGTTTTCTTAAAATCATATTTGTAAAAGATAGTTTGCCATAATTGCACTAACCAATCAAAACCATTCTCTATGGTTTGTTCCTCCGTCTCACCACAAAAGACATGCCAGTGTTTATTGACCTCCCCCTTTTTAGAGTTGTAGTCATACTTCCAATACACATTTTTCATCTGCATAAAAATTAATTCTGCTATGTGACCCTCTAAAACATTATCATATACATCTAATCTATCATCCATATCAAATCTTCCAATCATCACCAAATTCTGTGTTATCAAACACTGGCTCTGCAAACGACTCTTGATTAGAATCTGCAAGACCTTCTTGTTCTGAACCCGCTACATCATACAACCTCATCTTAGCTCTGTCAACACCAATAACAAATCTTTTATTGGTGGTTGGGTCATTGTATCTGTTTTTGAGTTGTTTGACCGCAATCTGATTTAACTCGTCAAGTTCTTCATTACTAATGAGCGCAAACATGAGGTCAGCTGTAGCTGGTAGACCAAAACTCTCTGAAGTGTCTTCCAACCCAATATCACTATTGGAGAACCCACTCCTTGTCGTTTGTGTAGCCGACATAATCGGGACATTTGTCTCAACTGCCAATCCCCTAAGTTCTTCAGCAATCGCCTTGATGTACATATACGAGTTAACATTTCCATTCGCCTTAAATCTAGATGAAGCACAAATATTCAGATAATCCACAAAGATGATATCTGGTTTGAATGACTTCTTAATCGCAAGTTCCTTTATCAATCCTCTAAAATGATTACTGTGTGCGGATGCAGTGGGATATTCTTTGATGACAAGTTGACCATTTGTCTTTTTTGCGATAGATGCAATCTTATCATCAAACATTTGCTTGGGCAACTCATGCAAACTATCTATAGAGATATTCATGAGGTTTGCATCAATCCTCTCTGCAATACGTTCCTCAGCCATCTCCAGAGTGATATACAGGACGTTTCTACCTTGACTTAGACAATTGGATGCAACATGACACATGAACAACGATTTACCGACACCAGTGCCTGCAAGAACGATGTTTAGTGTTTTCTGTGGTAATCCGCCTTTGGTGATACGATTGAAAAACTCCAAGTCAAACGGTATCTTCTCTTCTACCTTATGGTAAAACTCATAGCGGGCATCAGTATCGTGTAGATAATCATGACCAACACGGTTATCAAAACCAACAGCAAGGGCGTCTGTAAGAATTGTAGGTAAAGCATCGACGCCTCTTGCTTTATCCTTTCCATCAATGATCGCAATACCGTCCACAATTGCATTGTATACCGCCTTATCTTTACAAAAATCCTCTGTGGTCTCCACTAACCAATCAAAAATCACATTATCGTCTTTTTGAAGTTCCTTGACTACAGATAAAACACGTTTATAATCATCTTCATTTAAGTCTTTACGACTGTCTAGCTCAACCTCTAACGCACCTTGATTTGGTAGGTCGTTATACTTGTCTACAAACTTCTGTATCTCCTCAAAGACAGTTCTCTCTGTCCTATCAGAAAAATAGTCGCCCTTGATGAAGGGCAGGACTTTTCTTGTATATTGTTCGTTGTGTATCAGGTTGGCTAAAATAGTCTTTTCAATTGTCTGCATTCACATCCTCTTCTTGGTTCTCAATAATATCAACCAATATATCACCAATGAGTTCAAAAAACTCTTCATTAAACTCTTCTTTTGGAACATTATAATTATCAACTATATCATACTCAAAACGAAATGGCAAGGTTCCATCTGCATTTTCTTTCTCTGGAACACTCACTACCCCATACTTGTATACGACACCGTGATACTTTCCACCATCAGTTATACACACTGACGCAACATCATCATTTTCTCTTGCAACAAAAGTATATTTTATATTTCGTTTTTCTTCCAACACCCGATCTCCTTCACAGGGGCTCCATCATATTGTGATGACCCAAATTCTTTGAGTTTGTCTACGTTTGCCCATACATGTTGTAAACATATTTCTCTTGACTCAAACTCAAGAACTTTACCGTCATTGTGTGTTACTCTAATTGCATCATGCTCTGCCCCTAATGTTGATAAAAACATTATTATTACTATTTCCCACATATTATTTCTCCTTAGTTGAAAGTCTAGCTTGAGACTCTAGTTTTTGTTTTGAATTGTCTTGATTAGGTAGAACGTAATGCAAATAACTCTGCAAAAGATACTTTGGTTTCTTAATGGGTTTTTTACCACAATGCACCCAAGGAAACATAGGCGGGAACACCACTGCTCGTCCACTCACGCACTTTACTAACGTGGTTGAAGTCCTGCTATCAATAAATTCTGTTTCACCAGCATCGTTATCATCAAGGTAGACAAAAAATGCAAGCATTCTTGAGGATGTTTCCCCTGTTGCAACATCAACATGCCAAGGAAACTCATCTCCTGCATCTGGAGAATATTTTTTTAGTTTGATACCCTCAAGGGCATATTCTTTTGGGAATAGTTTTTTGTGTTGATCAGGCCAAGGAAGATCATTCTTGTATCTTTCTATAATTTTAGTAAACCCATCCAGACATATTGGAATTTCGTGTTTCCAATACTCTAGATTTTCTAAAAGTAAGGTATCCGTGAACTTTCTATAATCATTCCAGACAGTCTTATCATCTGACGCTTCAAACTTATCAATCAGTTTTTGACAAAATTCTTGACTAAGAACATTCTCATAAACTCGTATCATATTATCCATAACAAAATCCAATTTACTATTCTGCAGCGACCCTCTTCTTTATTTTTATATATGACTCGTCGGCGTTGTCACCCCAAGGAGCATTTGATATGTATTCAAAATAATAATTACCATCACTGTCTTCTAGAGCGGCCAATTTGTCATTGATCTCTTGTTTTGTGCATATCTTTCTTTGTGGATTGTCCCACAACCGACCCCAGTTTGGTTCCATTTTCTTTTCCTTTATAGTTTATTTTTTAGCATGTCCATGTCTTTATAGGATGGAACGTAAGGTTTATCTTCTTCCTCTTTACTCTTTTTCAGTTCAATAAGTCTCTTTTCAAGTTTATTTATTTTTATCTCTTTTGCCACAGAATCAACAACTCCAATAGTTCCACTAAGCACAGTCACCGCCAGACAACCACTAAGAGCGAGAGTTGATATACACATCAAGCTCATCTTTAGTAATACTGACTCCCTCAAATACCTTTTTATAATTAATGAGATGTTCATTCGCTATGTCTTCCTTGGATTGACCGTGGTAAGCCACCGCATAGTGATTTTCGATCATCCATTCATTTAGAGTTGTTTCTCTATCAAGTTTTGCATCATATATTTTAAATTTGCCAAGTATTCTGCCAAATTTACCGGCACCATCTTTAACGGTGACTAATTTTTGGTTTGATCCAACTGGTAAAAATATCTCTACCATTTCTTTTGATTGGTAACCAAATTTCTTTTCGACTAAATCTCTAGTCCTACTCTCTGGAGTGTCTATCCCATGTAAACGGATACGTTCCTTGTGTCTCCAGATACCGAATCCTAAGTCAATATCTACATCAACAGTATCGCCATCAACCACCCTAACGATTTTACAATTATATTCATACACTATTACACTCCAAAACTTTCCCCGCATCCACACGAGCTGGTCTGCATGGGGTTTTTTACGGCAAGGTATGAACCGCCCAATTCTGTTACATAATCTATCTCACTACCCAGAAGATACATTTCTGCGAGAGGATCAACCACTAATACGTCCTCTATTGGGTTCGACCACTTAACATTTGGATTATCATGTTTTAAGCCCCACACATACTGAAACCCTGAGCAACCACCACCCTTAACACTCAAAGATACATGGTCACCATTATAGATGACACTTTTCATATATTTTTTTGCTTTATCAGTCAGTGTTACCATAATAT